GGATGAAGCGCCAGGTGAAAAGAACAAGGACATCATCTTCCAGAGGGAAGAAGTGCTCCATGTGCCGGGACTTGGCTTCAACGGGCTTGTGGGGTTCTCCCCAATCGCCATGATGAAGAACGCGCTGGGCTCAACCCTGGCTGTTGAGAAATACGGCAGTGCCTTCTTCAAGAATGGCGCACAGCCAAGCGGAGTGCTGGAACACCCCGGCGTTCTGAAGAATCCGGAGAAGATCCGGCAGAACTGGACTGACGTGTATGGAGGCGCGAACAACGCCCACAAAGTCTGTGTGCTGGAAGAGGGCATGTCGTATAAGGCTATCAGCCTGCCGCCCGAAGACAGCCAGTTCCTTTCCACCCGTCAATTCGGCGTAGAGGAAATATGCCGCATCTTCCGGGTGCCCCCGCACATGGTCCAGGACCTGCAGCGCGCTACCTTCAACAACATCGAGCACATGGCCATAGAGTTCGTGATGCACACCCTCATGCCCTGGCTGATCCGCATCGAGCAGGCCATCATAAAAGATGTGCTTGTGGGTGAGGAGAAGGATCAGCTCTTCCCGAAATTCAATGTGGACGGGCTGATGCGAGGCGACTATAAGAGCCGCATGGAGGGCTACGCGGTGGCCATCACCAACGGCATCATGTCGGTCAACGATGTGCGCAAACTGGAGAATATGGATCCGCTGGATGATGCTGATGGAGGGAACCTTCACCTGATCAATGGGAGCTATACAAGACTTAGCCAGGCAGGAAGCGCCTACGGAGCCAATGCAGTAGCAACCATAGAGAAGCAGGCAGCGCAGCCTGGGGAGACAGGAGAGCAGGAAAGTGAAGCTGAGGAAGGCTCGAATGGAAACGAAAGCGAGAGCCAGGAACAGCCCCGCGAAGCGCCGGGACATGCTCAACGCAGAAATGCCCGGAAAGCAGCGAGACGATAGTATACAGCCCAAGAGGGCTGGGAACGGAGGAAAACACGAGTGAGGAAGTTTTGGAACTGGGTCCGTGACGATGGCGGAGTCCGCGTCCTCCGGTTGGAAGGGCCTATCGATGAAGAATCCTTCTGGGGAGACGAGGTAACTCCGAAGGCGTTCAGGGATGAACTGTTTGCCGAGGATGGAGACGTGATCGTATGGATCAACAGCCCTGGCGGGAATGTACTTGCGGCCGCTGAAATCTACACGATGATCCGTGACTATCCGGGTAATGTGACCGTGAAGATTGACGCAATCGCAGCGTCCTCCGCATCGGTGGTCGCTATGGCGGGAGACAGGGTACTGATGTCCCCGGTTGCCATGATTATGGTGCATGATCCCATGACAATTGCCATGGGGAATGCCAAGGCAATGGAGAAGGCAATCACGACGTTGAACGAGGTCAAGGAGAGTCTGATCAACGCCTACTGCGCGAAGACGGGTCTTTCCCGGAACAAGATCGCAAAGATGATGTCGGACGAAACCTGGCTGAATGCCAAAAAGGCCGTTGAGCTGGGCTTCGCGGACGAGATCATGTTTGCCGAGAAAAGGGTAGAACCGGACGATGAGCCTGATAAGCCTGATGACCCCGATGACCCTGATGACGATCGCGACGACGACAACGACCGCGACGACGATGACAACACTCCGGAGGAGAAGAAGGATGGCGAGATTTACCTCGAAGCTCGCCCGGTGGCTGCGACACTGGAGGGCATGCTGTATTCTACCCGTTCTATGGGACAGGCGATACTCAACAGCCTCGGAGCCTTTGCCGAAGACAGGGGAGAAGGCGGACCTGACGTCGAAGGCGAAGCCCATCCCACCGAAGAACAGCCCGAAAGGGGAGCAGCCTCTGTGGAGGAAGATACCGCTCCGCAGGAAGAGCCTGTGACAACGGCCCCGGAAGATACTGTGTCTCTCCAGCCTGAAGGCGGAAGCGGTATAACCGGGGATGACACACGAAAAGCAGCCGAAGAGGCTGCAGCTGTGTCTCCTCAGCCTGAAGGCGGAAGCAGTATAACCGGGGATGACACACGGAAAGCGGCAGAGATGGCTGAGGAAGCCGAGGAAAAGGCAATAGAGAGTATTCTCCCGGACGGCTTCATCGCCATCGACATGAATGGCCGCACAAGGGACGGCAGCGTGCCATACTTCATTTTGAAAAACCAGCTGGATCGGATGCGCTGACCGATTACCGGCTGTTTTTCTTTGTCACAAATTTCACAATGACAACCATTATTTTAGGAGGACAACCCTATGTCGAAGATCGTAGAACTGCGCGCGAAGCGCAACACCATGTGGGAGCAGACCAAGAACTTCCTGGAAGAGCACCGCGATGAGAACGGCCTCGTGGCCGCTGAGTTTGTCGATCAGTATGATCGCATGGCAGATGAGGTGGCACAGCTGGGCGCGGAGATTGCCCGCCTCGAACAGCAGGCCGAGATTGACGCCATGCTCTCCCAGCCGACTTCTACTCCTGTGAAGACAAACCCCATGGCTGCCCATCGCAATGATGTGAAGCCGACTGCGACCGACGAGTACAGCCAGGCCTTCTGGAGCCTGATGCGCGGCGACGGCCATCTGCTGGAAGTCCGCAACGCCCTGTCCGTGGGCAAGGATGACGAGGGAGGCTTTACCGTGCCGAACGAGTTCGAGCGCCGTCTGATCCAGGGCCTGGAAGAAAACAACATCTTCCGCCAGATGGCGCACGTGATCCGTACCAGCTCCGGTACCCGCAAGATCCCTGTGGCCAACGATACCATGGAGGCCAGCTGGATTGACGAGGGTGAGGCCATTCCCGAGACCAACACTCACTTCAGGCAGGCCATCCTGGGCGCTTACAAGCAGGGCGCGATGATCAAGGTCAGCAACGAGCTGCTGAATGACTCTGCGTTCGACATCGCGGCCTACATCGCGGATCGCTTTGGCAAGGTCATGGGCCGCTCCGAGGAGAAGGCGTTCCTCGTCGGTACCGGCGACAAGCAGCCCACCGGCCTGCTGAACGACACCATCGGTGCCGAGCTGGGTGTGACTGCCGCCTCCCAGACCGCCGTCACCTTCGACGATATCTTCAAGCTGTACTACAGCCTGAAGGCTCCCTATCGCGCGAAGGCAACCTTCCTGTGCAACGAGGAGCTGTTGCTTCAGCTGATGACGTTGAAGGACGGCCAGGGCAATTACATCTGGAAGCCCGCCCTTGACGTCGGCAAGCCCGATACCATCCTGGGACGGCCCATCGTCACCAGCGGCTATATGCCCGGTGTCGCCAAGGGCCAGAAGGTTCTCGCTTTCGGCGACATGAACTACTACTGGATCGCTGACCGTTCCAGCCGTACCTTCCGCCGTCTGAACGAGCGGTACGCGGAGTACGACCAGGTGGGCTTCATGACGACTCAGCGCGTGGATGGCAAGCTGATCCTGCCCGAGGCCGTGAAGTACCTCAAGATGGCCGGGAACGCCGCTGCCAATACCAACGGCTGATCCGTCGGTGAGATTCTTCCAGGGCTGTCGTAACGGATAGCCCTGGAATCAGTCTCACCGCACCCCCAACCATATACTCAATTTGTTGAGGAGGACGACAATATGGATTCCATCGTAACCAAGAACTATTTCACCGATGAAGGTGATACCCTCGTGATTGGCGGCAGGCTCATCGTTGAGGAAGGCGCTGAGGTAGAGGGGCTGGATGGAGGTTCCGGCGGCATTTCTGCTATTGAAAACCAGACCGCAAGTACCGCCACCGCCGTGGCAGCGCTGAAGAACGACTTCAACGCCCTGCTGATCAAGCTGAAGAATGCCGGAATCATGGTTCCGGATGACTGGAACATCACTGCCGGTCTGGCGCCCACGCCCACCGAGGATGTGCTTGTCTCCAATAAGGGAAAGGTACAGTCCATTGTGCTGGAAAACGACGTCATCACCATCGCTGTCGATGTAGACGAGCTGACTGAATCTGAAAGCTCCGAGGCATCCCAGGGGACGCACAAGTGGCTGGCGCTGGAAATCGGCACAGGCATCGCTGACATCACCGCTGTGCTGTTCAATGGCACCCTGTTGACAGCTCAGGACGTTGAAGACGCCCAGGCGACAGGCTGCGCTTCCGGCAGCCTTGTCCTGTACGTGAAAGCCGATGAACTGGTGCAGGAGTCCCGGATCATCACTCTGAAGACAGATGGCTACAGCGAGAAGACGCTCACCATCTGTGTGGTTGAGCCGACTGTGCAGGACCAGACTGTGCAGGACCAGACTACTCCGGATCAGGGTGACTAAAACCAGCACAAACTGAGCGCAAATCTGCGCCCAGTGAACAAGGAGGGATGCCGAAATGGTGCAAACCCCGATCGTGTCCCTGGACATGGCAAAGGCATATCTGCGCGTAGACAGCAACGACGAGGATGCCCTGATCGGCATCCTCATTTCTTCCGCAGAGCAAATGGCGCAGGATGTCGCGAGGCTGAGTACATCCGAATGGGAAACCATCCAGAAGGTCACAACGGACGATGACGGCAATGTGCTTACGGTCCATACACGTAAGCTCAAGGCGTCAGAAATCATCCAGTTGAGGGACCTGCTGAGGATTGCCATTCTATATACTGTCGGCTATTTGTTCGAGCACCGTGAAGAGGCGGATCATCACGACCTGACCCTCACGCTGCGCAATCTGCTGTTCGCCATCCGGGAAGGGGTGATCTGACGTGGACCATGAGATCGCCCGTTTCAACGAGCGTATCACGTTCCAGAAGAACACCGTCACCGTTGACCGGTACAAAAACCACGTGAACGAATGGACGGATTATTATTCCTGCTACTCCTACGCTTCCACCTATCAGTACGACAGGGAGGAGAAACAGGTGGTCATCCGGGAGGACCGCACCATCAACTTTGAAGTGCGATGGTGCTCAGAGTTGAAGGGCCTGGACAGTACTCATTACAGGGTTCTGTTCCATGGAGCGGTCTACAACATTGTGAACGTGGACATGATGAACTTCCAGCGAAAGACCATCCGGGTTCGCTGCGAACGCGAGGAAGGCGGTGCAGCAAATGGCCAGAACAGTCAGGATTGATCAGCTGGCTGACGCCATCAACGAAGCGCTC